GTGATGTATTGCGCCTGGCTCTGGGGGCCCGGCGGACAGCCGTGGCACCGCTACATCGGCGCGGCGCACGAGCAGGGCCTCGCGGTGCGCGACAACCGCCTGACGCGCGAACTGGTGACATCGGAATGGTTTACCCGCCTGTGGCCCATGGCGCTCAAGGGCGATCAGAACGAGAAGCTGTATTTCGAGAACGACAGCCGGGGCTTCCGCCAGGCCTGCGCCGTGGCCTCGATGACCGGCCGCCGCGGGCACACGATCGGCCTCGATGACCCACTGAGCCCCGAGAAGGCCTATTCCGACACCGCCCGCAAGACGGCGCTGCGGGTGCTGGCGGAGACGATCCCCACCCGCCTCAATGACCCGGCCACCTCGTCCATCATCATCGTGATGCAGCGCCTCCACGAGGAAGACCCCTCCGGCTATGTCCTGTCGCAGGGGCTGGGCTATGAGCATCTGTGCATCCCGATGGAGTTCGAGCCGAAGCGGCGGACCCATACCTGCCTCGGCTGGACGGACCCGCGCACGGAGGAGGGCGAACTCATGTTCCCTGAACGCTTCCCGCGCGCGGTGGTGGAGCGCGACAAGAAGGCCCTGGGCGAATATGCCTGGGCGGGCCAGATGCAACAGGCCCCAGCGCCGATGGGCGGCGGCATCTTCAAGGCCGACTGGTGGCGGTTCCTGGACGTGCCGCCCCTTACCAGATGGCGCGCGATCTATGCTGACACCGCGCAGAAGACGAAAGAGCAGAACGACTATTCCGTCCTTCAATGCTGGGGGCAGACCATAGATGGGCAGATCGTGCTTTTGGATATGGTGCGGGGAAAATGGGAAGCGCCGGAACTCACCACGATGGCGCGGGCCTTCTGGAAAAAGCATCTTGCCGTTCAGAATGCGGGGGCGCTGCGAGCCTTCAAGGTCGAAGACAAGGTGAGCGGAACGGGCCTCATCCAGACGCTGCGGCGTGAAGGCATCCCCATCATCGGCATCACCCGTACCGTGGACAAGGTGACCCGCGCGATGGACGCCGCGCCCTATGTCCAAAGCGGAAATGTGCTGCTTATGCGCAATTTAGAGCAACTTAGCGACTTTCTGAGCGAGGCAAGCGTGTTTCCCAATGGAACGCATGATGATATGATAGACGCTGCAATGAGCGCGATTTCCGGCATGAGTGCGCCCAACGCTGCGCCCGCAATCCGGGCCTTGTGAGGAGTAACATGGGTTTCCTAGACCGCTTTCGCCGCGCGCCCGAGCGCAAGGAATCCGCCGCTGCGCAGGTGCTCGTGATGACACCCGGCCAGCCGGTGTGGAGCCCCCGCAACTACGAGGCGTTCTCACGAGAGGCCTACTCCAAAAACGTGGTGGCGTATCAGTGCATCAACCGCATTTCGGAGGCGGTGGCGTCTGTGCGCCTCGGCATCTATCGCGGCGAAACGGAACTCAATGAGCACCCGTTGGCGGCCCTTCTGCGCCGCCCCAACCCGCTGCAGAGTTATGGCGACTATGTGCGCGCCAAGGTGGGCTTTCTGCTCCTTGCCGGCAACGGCTACGAGGAGCGCGTCACGATTGGCGGCAAGCCCCGCGAACTCTACCAGCTGCGCCCGGACCGGATGAAGATCATTCCGTCCTCGAATGGCGTGCCGTCCGGCTACGAGTATTCCGTGAACCAGCAGAAGGTCACGTTCCCCATGGACCCGCGCACCCTGGCCTGTGACGTGCGCCACCTGAAGCTGTTCAACCCGCTCCACGACTGGTACGGCATGAGCCCCATCGAGGCTGGGGCCTATGCCATCGATCAGAACACGGAAGCGATGAAGCACATGCAGGCGCTCCTGCAGAACTCCGCCAGGCCCTCGGGCGCCCTCACCGTGAAGGACGGCCAGACACTCGCGGATGAGCAGTTCAACCGCCTTAAAACCCAGATCGAGGAACAGTATTCCGGCTCCGCCAATGCGGGGCGGCCGATGTTGCTGGAGGGCGGCCTTGACTGGAAGCAGATGGGGCTTTCGCCCACCGATATGGGCATCATCGAGACGAAATACGCCTCCGCCCGCGACATCGCGCTGGCTTTCGGCGTGCCGCCGCTGCTCCTTGGCATCAAGGGGGACAACACCTTCGCCAACTATGCCGAAGCCCGGCTCGCGTTCTGGGAAGATACCGTCCTCCCGCTTCTGGAGATGATCCTCACCGACTGGAGCACATGGCTGGCGCAGCCATTCGGCGTGGAGGTGCGCGCCGATGTGGACGCCATTCCGGCCATTGCCGAAAAGCGTCTCCAACTGTGGAAGATGGCGGACGCCTCCACCGATCTCACCATCAACGAGCGCAGGCAGATCAAGGGTTATGGCCCGGTAGACGGCGGCGACGTTGTGCTGGTGCCATCGAGCCAGATCCCGCTGGCTGACGCCATCCTGCCCGCCGATCAGCCGGTGCAGAACCTCGACGCGGCAACCGTAAAGGCGCTGGCCTATGGCGCGGAGACTGCTTGACCGCAACCGCCAGCGCGAGGCGCGGCGGCAGGGCATGATCCTCGACAGGCTGGCAAGCCAGTTCCGTGGCCGCGTGGCGGCGGAGATCGAGGCCGCCATGCAAGCCATGGCGGATCATTGGGAGCAGACCCTTGCGATAGACTATCCGCGCGGATTCGAAGCCCGCATGACGGCGCTCTATCTGCAGATGGCAGACGCGGCCACACGCGCCTTCGCCTCCCGCATCCTCGACCAGGGGAAATCGGTCGGCCTCATCACCGAGCGCAAGTTCATTGACTTCGGGCAGCTGATGACGCGGCTTGCCGTGTCCTTCATCGGCATGGAGGCGGTGCGGCGGCGCATCGTGGCGGTGCTGGAGACGACCCGCCGCCATATCTATGGCGCAGTGCAGAAGGGCTATGAGGAAGGCAAGGCCCCGCGGGAGATTGCCAAGGACATTCGCGCCGCTGCACCCTCCATCGCGCGCATCCGGGCCGATACCATCGCCCGCACCGAGACGCACGCGGCAGCCAACTTCGGCAGCAACGAGGCGGCCAAGGCAACGGGTCTTCCGCTGCGCCGGGAATGGCTGGCGGCGCATGACGCGCGCACCCGCACGCTCGAGCCGCTGATCGGTGATCCAGACGAGTTCGGGCACCGTCAGGCAGACGGGCAAATCGTGGGGCCGGATCAGCCCTTCCTCATCCCGAAGCGGGGCGGCGGCACGGAGCCGCTGATGTTCCCCGGCGATCCGAAGGGCAGCCCGGCGAACACGGTTTGCTGTCGCTGTACATTGGGGTACATCGTTGACGATGGCCTTGATGATGAGGAACCAGCCTAAGCAAGTGCGCAATATTGCGCATGGCAACACGCAAAAACGCCTGAACTGCACAGCATTGCGCACCTCTGGTTAGCGCGGAATATTGTTGCTTAGTGCGCGGCATGGTAAAGTGCCGCCATGACACACTCGCCCGCCATCCGCGCCCTCACGCCGCGCCTTGCGCTCAAGGATGCGGCCGACACCATGGACCGCAAGGCCTGCGCCCTCGATCTGAAGGCGGCGCCTGCGGAAGATGGCACGTTTGAAGGCTATGCCTCCGTCTTCGGCGTGGTCGATCAGGGCTATGATGTTGTGGAGCGCGGGGCCTTCGTGAAGTCGCTCGCCAGGCGCAAGCCGAAAATGCTCTGGCAGCACGAGATGGACAAGCCCATCGGTGTCTGGGACGAGGTGCGCGAGGACGAGCGCGGGCTCTATGTGAAGGGCCGCCTGCTCACCGAAGTGGCGAAGGGCCGCGAAGCGCTGGCACTGCTCAAGGCCGGGGCCATCGACAGCATGTCCATCGGCTATCGCACCGTTGAGGCCACCATGGAGCAGGGCGACCGGATGATCCGCAAGCTCCTCGAAGTGGACCTTTTCGAAATCAGCATCGTGACTTTCCCGATGCTTCCCGACGCCAAGGTGACGGGCGTCAAGTCGATCACCACCGAACGCGATTTCGAGCAGTTCCTGCGGGATGCAGGATTTAGCAAGAGCGAGGCCGTGGCGGTGACGCTGCACGGCTTCAAGGGCCTGGCGAAACGGCGGGATGCCGGCGAGGACAAGGCTGATGACGAGGGGCTTTCGTCCCTCCTTTCCAAGCTCAACACCCTCAAGGACAAGTTCCATGGATGACGTGAAGAAGGTATCCGAAGCCATCGAGGCGCTGAACCGCGGCTTCGATGAGTTCAAGAAGACCAACGACGAGCGCCTTGCCCAGATCGAGAAAAAGGGCAGCGCCGATCCCGTGACCGAGGAGAAGCTCGCCAAGATCGAGGCGGACCTCGAAAAGGCGCAGAAGATCGCGGACGAAGCCGTGCTGGCCGCCAAGCGCCAGAACCGCACCGTCACGGA